TATTATTTCAATTTGGTTAGTAATTCTTTTACTATTCTACTTCTTTCGTTTGGTGTTCTACTTCCTAACACCACAATGTTATACAGTTGGTTGTTGTTGTTTACTATCATAGTAATGCAAAAACCTGCCGCATTAGTAAATCCTGTTTTAAGTGCTACAATTTTTTCATCACCAAAGTAAGTACTAGTTGGTCTTGAATGTATTACAGTTGGTTTCTTGTTTTTATATGCTACAATTGACAATTCTTTAATTTTTGCGGCATCTTTAAAAACTTGATATTTAATTAATGCATTTGTCATTGTAACAACATCACCAATAGTGCTGTAATTCATTGTACTCAATCCAGTGGGTTCTATAAATCTAGTATGTTGCATGTTTAATTGCTGTGTGTTTGAATTCATTGCTTGTATAAATTTAATCTGTCCACCGGGATAATTGTTTGCTAATGTTATAGCGGCAATATTGTCACTACTAACAAGTGCTAATTTAATTGCATCTAATCTAGACACTACCATACCTTTAGATAATCTACCACGAACATTGCTATCAGGTACAATTATCTTTTCTTCTAAATCTTGTTTAGCTTCTAATACAGTGTATATCGTCATTAATTTACTAATGCTAGCAATGCTTACTTCCTCACAACACAAAGTTCCTTGCACTATACTATTAGTCGTTGCATTATAAACAACCGTACTTGTCGCAAAACAACTCAACGGAAAAAATAAAATAAGTAAAAATCTTAACATTGTTTATTTATAGGAATAGGGCCCAAAGGCCCTATTCACATTGTGGGTCCGTTTCCGTTTTTAAAACCAACCTCACCACCTTCTGCTTCGATACGTGCAATAACATCTTCAAATAAGATAGGAGCAAAATCGGTATGTTCAACGCAAACACAGTGATAACGGGTATCCACAATGTCGGTAATCTTACCACCAAACCCCGGTAACATAACACGATTGGCATGTAAATGCCCGTGAATGTTAACACCAAATCGACCTAATGATTCAGGATGAATTGGAATATGACTCAAAATCATTCCGTTCATAACATGATATGCACGTAATTCCCGAAAGTGTTCACGATATTCATCATCACGGAAAATGTCGTGGTTGCCTCGAATTAAAACCTTGTCACCGTTTAAGCGGCGCATGATTCCTAAACTTTTACGGTTAATAACCACATCACCTAAATGATAGACTTTATCGGTTGGCTTTACACGTTCGTTCCAACGTTTGACCATTTCTTCATCCATTTCTTCTGGACTATCCCATGGCCGTAATTTCGTTACTCCATCACTTCGTGTAAACTTACAAACACCGGTGTGGCCAAAGTGCGTATCGCTAACTAAAAATACACTAGGCATTTTGTTCTCCTTTAACTGTTAATATACCAAATATCCTTAAATCCTTCTTCTAGTGAAGGGTCTTCCCAATTTGCAATCATACTAGCAATAACATGCTCTGGAATTTCTTTACCAGGTCTATTGGATAGCCGATGCATCAATTCTTTATGCTCTGGGGTTTTAAACACCACAGCAATATGTTCATAATCAGGCAACATATTAAACTTTCTAGCACGGCTTTTTACAGTAGTACTAGTCTGGTCCCAAATAATGTCACGCTTCATATCACGTGCCGCAACAACTTCTTTAGCCATTAGGTCTACGGCAGTGGGCATAAATCCTGCAAATACTTCAGAGTAAGTACGACCCACTTCTTTAGCATAGAACTCAACCCACTTGTCTGTACTAACTTTAGCACAGGGTAAAGCCCACATTTGGTTTTCTACCCAAGTGCTTTTGCCGCTACACGGTACGCCAATTAATTGATAACACGTAGTCATTATACTCTATCCTTCTTTACTCGTCCAATGCGACTGGCTTTATTCCAGTCATACTCAACACCATCAGGTGTTTTGCCATCTACAACACTATCAACACCAAACATACCGCATACTTCAACGTCTGCACCTTTGATAGTAACAAACTCATTCATGTGCTTGGCAAGATTCATTGCCTCAGCCAGTGTTAAAACTTTAAACGTTTCTTCTTTACCTATTACCCTGTACATTACAAATCATTTCTAAATGTCCGCCAATCATCAATGTTTGGCTTTTCGTTTTCATCATAAGTCCAACCCAATGCCTTCATCATACGATGCTTGACTAATAAGTTTGGACTGCGAAATCTGCCGGTGTCATCAAAACCCATCATTACACCAACTTCACAAACTGCACCACTGCGGCAAATACCCGCAAAGCAATGAACAACAACATTCATTTTATTTTCCAATGCATGTTGCAATAGTCTTACCAATTCATTTGCTTGTTCTTGGCTACACTTCATAGCTTCCTCAAGAACAAAGTCATCCTTTTCAACATCCAAAAATTCAAAATTATGAATCTCTTTGAATTTATGCGCCGGTGTTGGTCTCCAACTTGCAGGGTCTGTAATGCTAATCAGCATACTATTCTCACCGGCTTCATGGTGAAAGCGGGTTGGGATATCTGCGGCCGCTACATTTTCAATCCATGGCATAATAATTCCTTTCTAATCTAATTATACAACGTTTTGGGATTAATGTCAAGTAAATAAATACTACATGTTCCCGATACAATACAAACCCAAATCGTTTTTATCTCCTGATCCTGCTACAATAGATTATAGTAACATATTTGAAATTAATGATATTATTAATGTATCTATTGCTGATAACTTAAAAGCATATGCAAAGGATGAACGTGCCTCGGGATTACATAGAAGACAATCAAATGTGGGTGATGGTTCAGAATTCACCACATGTCAGGTGCATGAAACAATGTACGCATTTGGATACAGTAATAGCATATACCGAATACTGAACAATGTTTGGACACTACATGCTAGTAAAATAAAAAATGATATAGTTTTTATTGAACCATATGAAATAAAAATATACCATCCGGGAGATTATTTTAGTACTCACCATGACGGGTCAATAACTGATGATTTAAAATTAGAAAGAAAAGTCAATCTAATTATACAATTATCAGATAGTAATGAATATGAAGGTGGGGATTTATATGTTGCTGACCATCATGTTAGTAGAGCATTTGGTAGTTGTGTGTTGTTTCCTGCTAATTATCCCCACAATGTTACTAAGATTACTAGCGGTAATAGAATTTGTTTAATAGGTCGTAGCTGGGGACCTAATACAAACTCTGACGTATAAGTTGTCGGCTACTTGCACTACCAAGCCCCAACATGAGTTTAAGGTGCTGTCCTACATATCTCTATCTAGACAGTTATGTTCTGCCTTTGTGATTTCTCAAGTCGCCCATGTTACGCGGGCCTTGCGGTAGATCCAATGCACCGTGTAGTTCTCGTTACTACAATTACGCCTTCATTAACGGAGAAGAGTAGCCCGAGTGTTCTATTTAGAATTCTCTATTGTAGCGTTCAAAATTTTTCTTACGTTGTTGTTCTGTGTTCTTGTACCTCTCCAAGTACTCGACTCCTACATGTCCTTCTTCGATTTCACGAAGGGCAGTTAGTAATGGACCTGTGCCTTCATCAGAAACTTTTGACGGGTCTCCTGCACGTAATTCTCTAGCACGTAATGTTGCAATGAGAACCAGATTAAATCTGTTTCCAATTTTTGCTACTGCATCTTCGCTTGTGTATCTTGATGATAATGACATGTTTTCCTTTATGTTGTTTGTTTTTACTTTAAATAAAAAATACCTTGGAATGGATCGCTAATGAATTCATCACAAGGTGTTAGAGAACTTAAAAATCTGCTGGTTGCTTCAGCAATCGGGGGATAAACGTAATCGTCTATAACTATAAGAGTTCTCGGTTTACAATATGCTATACATAGTGCAATGTCTAAAAAACAATTGGCAAAATCATGCCCACCGTCAATTATTACTACATCAGATGGTCCAATCTCATCCCTACCAATTTTTCTTGAATCTTTTAAAATTAGTTTATGTTTATTAGGAAAATAATTTTGTATTACATTGGCACACGGTACAGTATATGAATGATGTCCGATATCAATACTGGTTAAATTTAAATTAGGGTTAGCTGATAACATTATTGCGGCACTATGTCCTGCATTAAACCCAATCTCTGTTATATTATTATATTTTTTAGCTATTGTTACTATATTTTTTCTTTTATTTTCGAAACCTTGATAGAATTGATTATCATTAGGAACTAGTTCATGTTCGTAACACAAATTACCTTCCATATTAGGACCGGCAGTTTGATTTAATTCTTTAAGTAAACTTTCACTAATCATTATTAATTCTTTATAAGGTTGTATCTACTGACATTGTTTGGAGCGGGTAGCGAGAATCGAACTCGCAAATAAACCTTGGCAAGGTTTCAGGTTACCTTTACATCATACCCGCATCTATCTGGTACATCCTCACGGTTTCGAACCGCGGACCCTCTCCGTGTAAAGGAGACGCTCTACCCCTGAGCTAAGGATGCATTAATCTTATTTATCCTTTAAGTCTTAAAAGAATCTTTTTTCGATGTACGTACAGTAGAATTGTTTTTAGCTACTTCTACATAACTACGAATAAACTCTCCACGAACGTGTGGGTCAATAATAGTTGATGCTACACGTTTAATCGTCTTTGAAATTTTCACTGTCTTTGGATTGTATCCTCTGCATGTCATTCTGTATTTCCTTTTTCTTTATTAAGTTTTTGTTTATTGAATTTTT